TAGTATTACCTAGGACACTTCTGTGTAAGAATCGCTCACCCGGGTATTTTCGTAGGCAATCAGTATGCTTTAGGTTTTTTTTTWTTTTTAAATTTGTTCTGCCAACGGCAGGTGCATACCGATCGAAGAGAGGTGCACTTTGATATTTCAAAGTGGAAATATAGTCAGAAGAGAGGAATCTGAGATGAGGCAAGATGGAGCAGTTGGAGATGAAATGAGAACTGGGAATGGGTATACACCCCAAATAAACCGGAGTAGGGCTTGGATGTTTACTTGGAATAATCCTGATGATACCTATTTGCCACAAAGGTGGATGTGGCAGTTTTTGGCTTACCAAGAAGAAATTGGAGAGAACGGAACGCTGCATTTGCAGGGTTATGTGTACTTTAAAGATGACAAAAACATTTAGTACCGTGAGAAACCTGTGTCCCCAAGCCCATTGGGAGCCTCGCAAAGGTAGCCATCAGCAAGCTGTGGACTACTGCACTAAGGAAGAAACCCGCCGACCTGGATGTGATCCCGTTGTTGTCGGCGACCCCCCCTCGCAAGGTAAGCGGACAGATATCATGGACGTTAAATCCTTTATCGACGGTGGTTGTTCCCGGGAAGAATTATGGTCCGAACACTTTTCCGCAATGAGTAAGATGTATAAAGCTATGTATGAGTATAGTTTCGTTCGGAGCGGAGAGCGCAACTGGAAGACGAGGGTAACCGTGATAGTTGGTCCTCCTGGTACCGGTAAAAGTATGTTCTGTAACAACTACCATGGGCAGAGTTACTGGAAGAACAATAGCCTCTTCTTTGATGGCTATCACGGGCAAGATGTCATTGTCATGGATGACTTTTATGGGCAATTACCTTGGAGTACACTGTTGAAATTAGCTGATCGTTACAAACTTATCCTGGACATAAAGGGTTCGTCCGTGAACATGTTGGCTAAGGAGTTATTTATCACATCTAATGCTGATATAGAGGAATGGTATTCATATAAGCCAGGCATGGACATAAGAGCGTTAGAGAGAAGAATAGACCACTACGTTAATGTGGATGAATCGGGAACAATCACCAATCGCTCGTCCTACGAACCACACAAAATATTAACTAACGGAAAGAAACTAGTTGACATGGCAAACCTCATAAAGAACTTTGTGTTTTCGTATAAACCATCTGAAGATGGTTCTGGGTTCTCAACTAATGTAACAATAGATGAGTACGAGATAAGACGTCATCTTACTGTGAATCCTGAGGTGTTGAGTGCCCCCGAATTTTTGGAACTCTCAGACAAATTGAGTCACACCTTAAATGAATTGGAGTACCAAGTGGCTGAACTCAGACGAAAAGTCGCTAATGAGTTGGTAGACGTCCCTATCAACTTCCAGAGAGAAAGCTCGAGTAATCTCTCGGCACGCGACATTATGGAAGTCGCTGAGCGTGCAGTGGAAGAAGTACGCGGGCACCCAAATTTAGAGTTGGAAGATAGACATCATACTTATGGAACTCCCACTCCTAGAAAGAGGCGAAGGGATGAGCCTAACATCAGTCCTAGATCAAGAAGACCGCCCCGTATCGGTCGAAGCGGAGGCGAGAACATCATACCTATGCGTGATGTTAATGAGCTTAGTAATTCCTCAGAAGGCGAAAGCTTCAACACTGATGAAGATGAAGCAGAGATGTATGAAGAAGGCCTAAATACTCAACACACATCTGAAACTCTGGGAACGGAGGATACTATGGAGTGAAAACATAATCAATAACAATTCTTTTCTTATCTTTATAAATTATTCTATAATCTCTTTTTTGAATTTTTTGGAGGGTTTACATCATTATAATTAACCCCTTAATGGTTAAAGGGATCTGGGGCTCCACCTTCCAGATCTCTCATCGTGTGTCTCTCTACACATGATCTCTGAGCCTGCCCAGTGATTATCTTTTCCCCGTACCGCAATCTATAAATAATTGGTTCTTCTGCTCGAACAGTCGTTCGAAATGGGGATATGTCCTATCGAATGTAACGGAGAAAAATGAGATTCAAAACAAAAAAGTTAAATAATTAATTGGTAAAAAAACTGTTTAGAACAGAAAAAATCCAGATGCACCTGCTTATGGGTCCTCAAAGCGGACCCTTACGTTACTCTCCAACTGGAGAGCGTCGTCTATCATATCTACTGTCTTTACTCCTGGCGAGTAAGTGTTGAGTTCCTGGGGTGAACCAACTAGTAAAATGTTATTTCCTGTTATAGTGGTTATACTGCCTGTTGCTGCATTATAGTCTATGATAATAGGTGCCTTGAAAATGTAAAAAAACTGAGAAACAAATACTCTGATGCACATAATCGCCCTTGCCATTGGCGTCATTCGCGCTAATTCCCCCTTGGTGTAGCCTTATAATAAATTTCTTGAGTATCTTGAATCTTCTTGAATTATGTAATTGAACAAAAGCTTTGTGGAGATGGTAGCCAGATACTTCTGTGAAGATATCATTCTGTGTTGCCGCTGCCCCGTTGCATTGTCTGTCTAGGACAATGTAGAATATGAAGTCTCTATTAGGAAGGGCACCAACGGCCGGTGAGGTGTTGACGAGATTTCCAAGTATTCCTTTCCATTCCATTTTCTTTATTAATGCTACTCTGCCTTGTCTCTCGTTTTCACCTGCGCCTTCGGGAATTGCGAGAACAGAACTAGCTAGTACCGGACTTGTAATGACGGATCCACCCCATGTTGCATCGACCGCTGTGTCAAAGTGTTTTAATTCTGGTTTGTATCGTGCAAACCCAGGATATGCGTAGTCTCTTGAAACTGGTTTCAAGTATTTTCTCGGCATTTTAGCAGCAGCAATGACAGCCCTTGGGATGTTTTGTTATACGCTTGCGTTTGGGAGTCTTAGAACGACTCTTCTTTTTATTCTTTGCTTGTGGTAAAGCAAAGTCTTCGGGATAATAGTATTCCCAATTAGTTCTCTTGGAGGTGTGACGCGATTCGCTCTTTCCTGGTTTGTTTGGATAGACTTTCTTTTGAAGTCTCTTCCTGCCTGGAACGGTGTTTATGCTGTGTATATGTCCTGTGTGTGAAATAACTTGTCCTGCAGCTACTGCGCTTATTGCAATAATTCCTGCTACTAGCCAAGGTATCATTTATAAGAAACACAAAATCGATGGTATCGACAAAAATCGAAAAATGTTTTTTAAAATTTAGTAATAATTTGCTTTTATTCTGGACCTGATTTTGGAAGGTCTTTGACTAGGATGTATAGGTCTTTGTGGAGGATTTTTGACCACTGGATCGGCTTCGCTAGAGGATACTTTTCCTTGCATGTACCGTTTGAACTTTTCCACTTGTCTTTGTAAGAAGTCTTCTGTAGGGTATATGCCGTTTTTGAGAACGAAACCCCACCATATTCTCTTTATAATCCAAACGGCAATCCTATGGCGTCTAGCCCAATCCAGGGCCCTGGTATAACCATATCGATATGGGTGGTACGTCTTGTCGAATAAAGTATTTTGCAGTCTGGTCATGGTTGGTCTTGTGGTTGGTGGTAGTACCCAGTCTGCAGGTAACTCTTCGTATAAGCCGTCTCGTCGTCTCACTTTATGCCCCATTAGCCGCTGGTCATCATATATTGGTGTTCCCCATGCGTAGCCTGCATTTGTGTAACTCGTGGTCTTCCATTTTTCGTCCCATGGATAGTATGGTGCTTTCCAGTCTTTGTACTCCTCTCTGTTCACTGCACTTGGTAATGGATATCCATATCTATCGAAATGGATTTCTCCTTTGTTTTTCCTGACCCACATGTTTCCTGCGTACTTCCATTTACTACGGTGGTAGAGTGGTGGCGGCTGTGGGGTTTGAGAAAAATTAGTTCTTCGTCTTCGCACGTACTTTGAGATAGAAGTTTGGCGAGATCGAGACTTTCGCTTGCCCATGTTTCTTGGTTACTCATAAAACACAGAAGAAAGTTAATGTTCGATCTCGATCGCCCGTTAGGGTTAGGAAGTGTCCGTG